TTCACGAATGGCAAGCGTGGACAATTTTGCGCAGCAATACGGATACATTAACACAAGCGCAGCAGCTTATGACGGGCTTAGAATTTTTGGAAGTTCTGGAAATATTACAGGCAAGATCAGAATCTACGGATTGGCTAACTAATGTCTAAAATCTATCAATACGACGGCGCAACAGGTGAACATTCAGTTAGAGAAGCAACTCCAAGTGAGATTGAGGATCTAACTAGTGTAGCGGCAACGGCAGAAAGTTTTGCGAAAGAACGTGCAACCGCTAAGGCTGCCCTGCTTGAACGCCTAGGTATCACAGCCGACGAAGCAGCACTTCTACTTGGATGAAGCCTAGACTTTCAAAGTCTGCCATCCAATTACGAGAGCAGATAGATGATGCATTCCCCGGTCGAGATAGAACTTCGGACGGCTGGATCGGCGACACTCGACACGCTGCGCGCAAGTCTGATCATAATCCAGATGTACAAGGATGGGTTCGTGCCATCGATGTTGACCGCGACCTTAACGGTAAAGGCCGGAAGCCCGACCTCATGCCTGACTTGGTTGATCAGATTCGACTCTTTGCAAAGTCTCGCGATAAGAGAATCAGTTACATCATCTTTGATGGCAAGATCGCATCGCCTCGAAAGGCTTGGGCTTGGCGTCCTTATGATGGGATCAATAAGCATACTCATCACGCACATATCAGCTTTACTATCAAGGGCGACGAAGACTCTTCTTGGTTCAATATCCCGATGATAGGTGGAAAATAATGGAAGCAATTATCTATGCAACTCTCGGACTCATAGCGATCCCAGTGATCCGCACAGCTATTAAGTCTTATCGCGCAAAGAAGGCCGTTGCAGATATCGTCGTCGATGCCATTGAAGCCGCTGTGGATACAGTGGAGAAGAAGTGAACCAGACCGACTTCTTTACTCTTTACTTTGCAAGCCTTGCAATAGTAGGCGGCCTTTCAGGCTTCGTCATCACTCACTTGCTATCTGAAATTAAGAGGCTGCATGCGCGTGTCGATGAGATTTACAACATACTTCTTGAGCGATAATTTTTAACATGGCAAAGAAGAAGGTCATCGATCTCGATACTTACTCACAGCTAGACGCATGGGCTATAAGCCTGCATGAGATGTACAGAGCCCTAAGACGTGCAGGCTTTGCCGTTGACATGGCTCTAGCAATTATCACGGACGTCGACGCTTATCCAGATTGGATTTTGCCATCGATCCCCGACCGAGTGGATCGCCTACCCTACGAGGACGACGACGAGGACTAATGAAGCGAATCGTGATTGTGTCAGACCTGCAAGTCCCATTTCATGATCGAGTAGCAGTCAAGAATCTAGCCAGTTTTATAGCCAAGTTTAAGCCGCACGAAGTAGTAACAATAGGAGACGAGATTGACTTCAACACGATCAGCAAATGGTCAGAAGGAACCCCAGAAGCCTACGAGCAAACTCTGGGAGATGATCGCGAGGAAGCTGTTCAGGTTCTATACGATTTACAAGTGACTCAGATGATCCGGTCTAACCACACGGATCGCCTCTATAATCAGATTATGAGAAAGATTCCCTCATTCTTGTCATTGCCAGAGCTTAGATTCGAGAAGTTCTTGCGCCTCGATGAGCTTGGGATAACCTTTCACAAGAAACCTTACAACATCGCGCCGGGCTGGATCGCAGTACATGGCGACCATACCCCTATCAAGTCACAAGGGGGCCTATCAGCCCTTGAGGCGGCCCGTAGGCACGGCAAGAGCGTCATCTCAGGGCATACTCACAGGGCAGGGCGTTCGTCGTTCGCAGAGGCCTCTGGAGGCCGTATTGGGCGTGTTCTGCATGGTGTCGAGGTTGGTAATCTTATGGACTTTAGCAAGGCCAGTTACACCAAGGGTTCGGCCAACTGGCAGCAGGCTTTTGCCATCATGTACGTCGATGGCAAGAACGTGCAAGTGGATCTGATCTACATTGAGAAGGACGGGACATTCGTAGTCTCCGGCAAACGCTATGGACGATCTCGATAACGAGCTGGATCGGGACATCGATGATCACATCGACGCGGCAGAATTGTTACCATACCGTTATCTAATTTTCTAGATTTTCCCCCTTAGGGCATGAGAGACTTGTGCCATGAACGAAGGGCGTTCATAGAAAAGGGCAAGAAAATGACAGTATTTAAGGTCAAAGATTGCGAGTTATATCGCAAGTCAGAAAGCAAGATATTTACTCATGCAGTTATATTTCGCAATATATCCGGTGGCAGTGTAAGTCCAGAGCTTAACGCGACTTTTCACATTTCACTAAAATTGGCTGAGAAAGAAATGCAGCGCATGGCCAAGATCGATTGGCTAGTTCCACTCGAAATCGCGGAAGTGGACGCGGCATAATGTTTGATCCATCATTCGGTGACATGGTTGTCATGATTATGCTATCTGGTCTATATTTCCATTTAGGCCGTATCGTCGGCATCCGCGTAGGTTATCTCAAAGGGCGCAAAGCTGTTCGTGATTACTACGCATCAAAAGAAAGGGTGAGAGTGTGAAAGCTAGTGATTTCCTTACAGAAGCAAAGGCAACAATTCAAGACCGCGGAATGGACTACGGTCACCCGTCGGACAATATGTCCCGAACAGCATGCCTCTGGTCTGCATTCCTCCAAATGCCTATTACTGATTATCAAGTGGCATCATGCATGGCGTTGGTCAAGCTCGCACGAAGTATGGAATCTGCAAAGGTCGATACATACATCGACGCTGCAGCCTATCTTGCAATAGCAGGCCAACTACACACAGAGGAGAATGAGCTCTATGTTTAATCTTTCGGAGTACACCACCGTTAGTGAAAGAATCAAATTGTTTAGAGAGATGTATCCGATGGGCAGAATCATAACTACATTGATCTCAGAAGATCCAAGCCGAGTAGTATTTAAGGCTGAGTTTTACCGAGACGATGAAGATACGAGACCATTCTCGACAGGTTATGCCAGAGAGATCACGGCAGATCGAGGAGTGAATAAAGATTTTGCACTTGAGAATTGTGAAACGTCTGCAATTGGAATTGCTGCCAAAAATGCCAACATCGGTACCGAGAAGAATGCAATTAGCCGAGAAGAAGCTGAGAAAGTCAACCGAGTCAAGGCTAAGGATGCAACCATTCAAGAAGTAAAGGCCAAGATGGCAGAGACATCCGGCACTTATGTCCCAGTAGTAAAGGAAGAGGATCCATGGACTATCAAGCCAGCGACTATGCCGCCCACAATGGGGGAAGCTGTTGCGACGGTGAGAGAGATCATTGGCGGCCAGACCGAGAAGGATATCCCTCACTGCAAACATGGTGAGATGTTCTGGAAGACTGGCACGACAAAGGCTGGCAAGCCATGGGGCCATTTCAAATGCAAGGCAGCAGTAACGGGTGAGATCGGCGGTCGATGTGAATCGCCTAATGATGTTATCTGGTACGAGATTGCTGCAGATGGATCATGGCAACGCCAGAAGGTGCGAGCATGAACGCGGTCCTAGAATATAGCTTCACAGCTTACGCGGGTGTAAGTAATTGCTTCTACTGCGATCTGTTCACACATGTAAACGAATGGGCAACACTTGACGGTGCCTTGCTAGTTTGCCAACAATGCGAGATTACTAAACGATTTGGAGAGCACTAATGGGACGCTTGCAGTTTATGAATCAAGACGGGGAATGGGAGTCATTCCCAACCGAGGATGAAATTCATCGATCTAAAGAAGTCATAGCAATTCTTGAGGAGTTTACATTCACGACTCGATGCTGCTTATGCAATGAGTCGATTCCCTACAAAGACATTAAAGTGAATCTGACCAATAAGAGCTGGTCATGCTCTAAGTGCCACGCGGTCAATGGCCTCACAAAGCCGTAAGTATCGAGGATTCTCGACCGAGCGTGTAGTCGCCCGTTACCTATCGGAATGGTGGCCACATGCAGACATCGGTCGAGGGGCTGGGAAAGATATAACTCATGTCCCGTTCGACATGGAAGTTAAGGCTAGATCAGCGTTCCAGCCAAAGGCGTGGATCGATCAGGTCACAAAAAGGGCAGGGAAAACTGGTGACTTGCCACTCGTAGTTAGTCGTTTGAATGGTCAAGGGGAGAAGAGTCCACAGGACTACCTTGCATTTATGCGCCTCGGTGATCTGGTCGATCTATTGCTGAAGGCAGGTTACGGGGATTTAAGCGATGATCTTGCTAAACTAGAGCCTATGAGATGCAAGATGTGTGGCGCATGGGCGTTCACTGAAACATGCAGAACATGTGAGGTCGATCCAGATGCCAACCTATGAGTTCGAATGCGATAACGAGAAGTGTGAAAGTAATGCCCGGGTCGAGGAATGGCTTAGTCTCAACGAGCCCCACGACCTCGAATGCCCGTTCTGTCATAGCCCAATGCATAAGGTTTATTCATCAGTAGGCATCAGCTTTAAAGGGTCAGGGTTCTACAGTACGGACAACCGCTAATGCGACACACCGCTCTGAACAGGACTTATACCAATGAACTTGACACGTCTGGTACTCTCAGCGCTAGAGCCCATCAAGGGCTCACTGCGGGCCCGAAGGGAAGAGCCCGCGGGGTAGCGATCGCTATTGGGATAGCTCTATCTATGGCTATGCCCTTAGATGCTAAGGCGAATGACCTAGCAATTAAACAACTCAAAGAATTAGCAAACTATCAGCTAACAGATAAGCAGTTAGCATGTCATAACGAGATCATCTATAGAGAGTCAAGATGGGACTATAAAGCAGTAGGTAACCTAACAGGTACCAAGCGTGTCTATGGGCTCTATCAGATGAAGACTGAGAGCCTTAAGAAGTCAACACCTATTAAGCAATTCTGGATGTATTGGCATTATGTAGCACACAGGTACGGACACACTGAGTATGATGAGCCTGCATACTGTAATGCGTTACATCATCTCAAGACTAAAGGATGGCAATGAGTACCAAGCGCGGAGATCCTCGAGGGACAAGAGCTTACAAAGCTCGACGCCTTGAGATACTCCAACGCGATCAGTGGACCTGTTTCTACTGCATGCAACCTGCAACCACTGTCGATCATGTGATCCCAATCGTGCAAGGTGGAGATCCAATCGCTTATGACAATCTGGTGAGTTGTTGTACTCGATGCAATAGCAGTAAGGGATCGCGTAGTGAAGGCGTTTTTTTAGCACGCACGGCCAC